CAAATCATTCATTTCTCCAAATAGTTTTGTTGCATATTCAAAACATAGTTTTGCTTCAGGTAGGACTGTATGCTGATATATGTTTAAGTATGTGTTAATTTTCTCTTTGATAATATCTCCGTACTTCATCTCTTCTGGTGTAAAAAAGTAATACTCATTAAGGCCTGGTGTTTTTCTTCTTATCATCTGACCGCCTCTTAAATCACCCATATGTCTAACATAGATATGTGCATACAATGACTGTGCGTCTTCTTTAATTTTTTCCATATGTTGCATGTAATCAATTGTACTATCAGTTAATGCTGGAGCTTCATCTAAAGTCCATAAATGGTTATAATCTTTTCTTATTCTATCAGCTCTAGGTAAATTAGGCGTGTCAACAAACAAAGAGTTTTCTCTTGCTCTATCTTCTAATGCACGATAGCAATGATATTGATTGTAAAGATATGTGGCATATAACCAATGGTCTATATTACCTGACATCAATACACCTACAAACTCTTTTCTTTCAGCATTTTTGTGTTGTTCTAAAGTTAATTCTTTTATATCAAGCATGTTTTATCCATTTAAGTGTAAAAATTAATACCTTTTTCAACTACAGTTGTATTTAAAGCAATACTTATACGAGTTTTATTTGTATTATTTGTTTCAACATAATGTTCTAACCAACTAGGAAAAATATAACATTTGTTTGATTTGGGTTTTAAAGGCCATTTACTAGAGTTGGCAGGAAAGGGTTGTTTAAACCAAGATGGTTTCCACTCTATCGGCAATACAGATGATGGATGAGAAAATATTAAATCTCCTGTATCTTCATCAGCATCTACATAATAAACTGCTGAAAGGTACCCGTCATGTTTATGTGGCCAATTAAATGAATTTTTACCATTTATGTTAAACCAACAATCTGTAATCATAACTTCAAATGCGTTTGAGTTACCACCTGTTTTTTCAAAGTAGTAATTTAAATCCATAATAACAGATTTAAAAAAATCTTGTAATTCGGGCTGATTAAAATTTAAATTATCAGATTGAAACCCACCACTATTTGATAGTTTTCTGCCTTTGTTTGTTTTGTAATAATCTAAAATATATTTTTTTATTTTTTTATTTTCTATATTTTTGTGTTCACTTACAAATACAGGACAATCAAATAATGATATAAAATTTTTCATAGTTACTTTATTTCTAATTCTGTAGCATCATCATAATCTCCAATTTTACCTTTAAAAAATGTATTAAAGGCTATGCTTATCCTAGGTTTTTCACTTTGATTTACATTTACAAAATGAGTTATATAAGAAGGAAATAATAACAAACTATTTTTATTAAAATTAACTCCAAATTCATTATTTGAAAAAGGAAATTTTGTTCTGTCTTTTATAGGTAGGTGCCAACCGTGTTGTTCAAAATCTGTTGGTTTATGAAAAATAATATCACCATCTTCACCATCAACATAAAAAACACCACTAATAATACTATTAGGATGATTGTGTTTGTGATGTGCTTCTTTTTGTTTGTTTATATTAGCCCACGATTGAGTAATATGAAACTTGCATTTTGTTTCATCAACACCTATTAAACTACTAGCATAACCATTCACATGCATAGTTAACCACTTTTTTAATTTGGAAAGTTTCTTATTTTCCAAAATATACTTTTCTTTAGTAATATTATTACCTGTACTATTTTTTAAAGATGTATCAAAAAATGACATTATAGTTTTATATTCTTTGTCACTCATATTATATTTTTCACCAATTAAACATAATGGTGTAGGAAACATAGGAACTACTTGATGGCTTACTTTTTTCATTATATATTTAATCCTCTCAAAGATAATAAAGGGTTATAACTTTCACTATCACCTGTTCTTTCAACACCAAAATCAATATTAAACACCATTCTATGTTTAGAGTTAACAGGTATGGAACTTGCGTGTAATATTGAACCGTCAAAAAGAACAGCTCTTCCTTTTTTAGGTGTAATTCTTTTTAACACCTTTAATTTTTGGCCTTTTTTTAATTTTTTATTTTCGTCATTTTCAAATAAGAAAGTATCACCGTCACTATCATTTATATAATATAATAACACATAATGCTTTCTATCTTCGTCACAATGAGGAGATGTGTACTTGTTATTATCTGCACCAACTAAAGATGTTTGTAGATTTGCTTTAATTCTAGTAACTGTAATTTTTAAACCTAATTCAAACTTACTCATAATAGACTTAAAAATAGTTTCTGCATATTGAATGTGTGGAGATTTTACACCAGTAGCCTTAGTATAAAGCATATGAACAAATTGAGGACCATCAAAAAAGTCCTCATTGTTCTTTTTAAAATGATAAAATTTATCATCTTTTTCTGGCAAGTCAGTTGTTACATTATGATAAAACCAATTAATATCTGGTTTTAAAAATCTACTTTCTATTTCGTCTTGTAGATTTTTATCTATAACATCATCATAAACATAATATAATTTTTCACTACTCATTCTTCAAATCTTCTTTTAAGTCCTCTTCTCGTAAAGGTTTAACATGAATATTGCCAGCTACTGTAATTCTTTCTTTATTTGATGTGTAGAAAGGATATACTTGGTGCCACAAATCAGCTGGAAAGATTAAAATTCCACCAACAAAAGATTTGTCAACATATTGTTGAGTTGGAGAAAATTTATTATTTAATTTATTAAATGTTCCAAATTGCAAACAAGATGTTACAGGAGTTACACTAGATGGTGGAAAAAATTCTAATTCATCTTCAATTTCATAAGGTATATCCATAAAAATGATATACGAAAACAAACCAGAGTGATTATGTATAGGATTAAATTCATGTTTTTTCATAAAATTAACCCAAGGTCTTTTTGCATTTAAAACAAAACTATTAGAATAGACTAGTCCTTGAACATAATCCATCATATATTTTTGTAAATGATGACTTTTTTGATAACACAAAGGAAATAAAATATCAGTAACATACCTAGGTATATGAGGAAGTGGATACTCCTCTTTAATCATTCCTGCTAAATCTTCATTATAAGTTTCTAATTTTTCTTTTTTTCTTTTTTTATTAATATCTGCAACAGTTTTTTTAAACCAATCAAAAGCTTCTTCAGGTAATTTTTCAGCAACTATACCATATGATTGTAATTGTGCTACTTGTGCTTCCCATCCTAAAGGTATATTAGCGCCATTTTTACTAGGATTTTTCCATACTCTATCAAATTTCATTTTTTTCTCCATTCATTTTTACTTAGTTAAAAGTATAAACTAAAACTATTCTATCACCATATTTAGGATACTTTATAGCATGTGGTTTATCTTCAAAACAAACACCTAAAAACTTTTTAGGTTTTATACTATTTGCAATTGTTTTTTCATCATCTTCATAGATTAATAATTCACAATTTTCATCTCTTGGTGAATTTAGATACACCAACAATTGACTATGTGGATATTTATGGTCTCTATGAATAGGTGATTTTTCTGTGTTTGAGGCATATGTTAGATTAACGGTACACCGTAATATTTCATTATATTTAATTTTGTTTTTTTTACAAAATTTATCAAATATTGTTTTAAACAATTCAGTTTTTTCTGATAACCAGCCTTCACCTTCATATCTCTCTTCTTTTCTATAAAGAGCTGGGTGGCACATATAGGCATTGTCATCATTTTTTACACTATTTTTCATGTAAAAAAAAGGAAGTCTTTCAATTGAATTTTCAATTTCATTCTTTAATTCATTATCTAAAAAATCATCATCAATAATCATTTTATTTATTCCATTGTCCCCATTTTGTTTCTTCAATTTCTTTTTTTTGAAATTCTTTATCTATACCTTGTGCTGGTACAGATTGATAAGCTTTCCAAATACCTTGTGGACAATTAACATTTGCTAACTTAGTTTTTGCTGGCATAAAACATTTACAAATGTCACACACTTTTATTAACTTTATAAAGTGTTCGCAATTTTTACATATTGCGTATCTTTCTTCAGCAACTTCTTTTGGTGCTAAGAAATCGCCCATTTTAATTCACCTTGATTACATGGTCTACTGAAGTATCTCTATCTTTTTCTTCTTTTCTTTCAACTTCAATTAATTCTTGTGGTGTAATTTGTTCAGTAGCACATCTATGCATAAACTCTACATCTCTTTTGACAAAATCATATTGGCCAACGCCACCTCTAATTTCAGGTTGTGCTGAAGTTTTTTCAGTTAATCCATAAGTTAACCAAGTAATTGGAACATTTTGTGGAGTTGTTGCAATTTTGTATGCGTAAATTGTTTTATACTCAAAGTAATCAAATTCATTATCCAATTTTTGGATAACTTCTTCAATCATTTGTTTACAATTTTCGCAAGTAGGATCCGTGGCTACTAAGGCTTTTACTTTGCCTTTTTCTTTTTTATGTAACCAGGTTATTTTTTCAATGTATTCTGAAAGATAATCTTTATCAAATTCAATTGACACTTCGCTCATTTTCTCACCTCACTTGTGTTTATATAATATTATTTATATTAGTTAATTTTAGTTATTCCAAGATACACTTCTTAGATATTTGTTCCACTCAGATGAACCTGGACTTGGTCTTGTAGTACCAGTAACTTTTGATACACCAACAAATGTTGCTTGGTTAGGGTCACCACAGTTATCACCGTGATGTTGAAGTTCAACAAAAGTAGATGTTGATGAATTGTTAAATCTGAAAACATCAGTACAATTGTAAGGCGCACCACTATTTGAACAAGTGTTTGTTTGACCTGGATAGCCCCAAGTTGTATTTTGTCCACAATGCGACTTAGCAGTATAATATTCTAAAACATGGTTTGCAGGAACATTATATCTGTAACCAGTACCATTTGTGCCGGCAAATGCGGCTGCACAACCGTCACAATTATAGTTAAAGGATTCTGTGTTTTGGTTTGTAAATGGTGGGTGTGAACCTGTTGCTGTTTGGTCAGTATGATAAAATCCGTATGTGCTGTTTGTACCTGAAGAATTACCTGTTGCTGGGTCACCGTAAGGTGTTAACAAGTAATAATCTGGTTCTCCCCAAGGAGCAGTCATATAACAATAACTTGATGTACCTGAACCTGCTGTTCCAATGTAATAAGTGCCGTTTGTTTTTGTTCCATCTAATTGTAAAATATCGTAACAACTATCAGCCGCAGCTGCACTTGAAGCACCATCTCTCCATAATTGTGTAATAGAGAAACTTCTGGATGTTCTATTTGAAGCACTATCATATGCCTCAACACCAAAGTTGTAAACTACACCAGATGAATTGTATGTACCGCCTGTAATTGTTCCTGAAATTACGCCTGTTTCTCCTGCTAAACTTAAACCTGTTGGTAATCCACCACTAGAAAGGTAATAATCTACATCACCACCTTCGGGGTCTGTTGCAGCTAATGTAATGTCTGATATAGCAGCCCCTGTTATACCGTTACCTAAACTACCTGCTGATGTTGACCAAGTAGGAGCTTCATTGATTGATAAAGCGTCACCTAAAATATTAGACAAACCTGAGGAGTTAGTAACTTTAATATCATAAGGTTCGTCAAATGAACCAGAAAATTTTGATGTTACATTATTAATTCTTACTGTAATTTGTGTGGCACTATTTCTTGTAACTGTATCAAATGTTAAAGCTGTTCCGCCACTTTCTGGTACCATTTCAACAGCAGCACCGACACTAAAGTTACTTCCTGTAATTACAATGTCAACATTTGTACCGGCTTCGGAAACTGTAGCTGGATTAATAGAACTAACAGTAGGAGGAGCGTCAATGATAATCCAAGTAGTGCCGTTATAATACTCCATTAATCCTAGAGTATCATTAAATCTTATTCTACCTTTTTCAGCAACACGATTGGAAGTAGTAGCGTCTGTATCACTAGCTACAATACCTGATGTGCCTGTAAACTTTCTATTTTTACCTGTGAAATCTCTTAAATCTGACATTTGTTTCCTCTATTACTAATATTTATAATCATAATCTATTAGATGTTATTTGTTAGTTTCCAACCATAAGTTGCACCAGTATAAACAAGTTGTATACCGGCATTCTCTGTTGAAACAGTCATATCCTCAGATAGTCCCATAATCTTTAAACTATTTCTAGCAATTGTTAAATTATTTGTATCAAATGTACCTGCTAAGTCAATGATTGAAACTTGGTCACCTGTTAAAGGTGAAGCTGGTAATGTTGCTGTTTGAGCAGCCGATGTTGTGTCTATGAAATATCTATCGTTAGCTGCAATAGTTAAAGTAGTTGAACCATCGGCAGTAAATGTTGACCAAGGATTACCACCACCTAAACCTGTCCATTGTGAACCGTTATAGCCTTCCCAAGTAACTAGTGTTGCATTATATCTAAATGCACCTGTGAATAAATTACCACCTGTAGGTCTTTCTGCTGTTGTACCAGTCGGTGGCACCCATGCATCCGTGCCTGCTTGGTCTCTATGCATATGACCATATACGGCTCTTTCTGTTGGAACTGCCGAGTTACTATCATTTGATAATGTTTCGTCTGTACTAAATTCATTAATTGTTGCACCTAACTCAGCACCAATAGAACCAAGTTGTAATTCTGATAGACCAGAAAGGTCAAATGCGTCTGCGTTTAGTGTTGCAATACCTGTTGACTGTTGAATTCTGAATAAGTCACCAACTCTAAAGTCACCGTTTTGGTCAGTAGATGAGAAGTAAACACGGCCACCGGCTGTTTCTGTAACTTCATCTGCTTGGTCAGGTGGTTGAGTTTCCGAACCTGGATAGTTAGTAGTTGCGAAATCACCAGTACCAATGTTTAGGAAGTCATGTCCAGTTAAACGAACATTTGAAAAACCTGTTGTAACAGAACCAGCTTCATTATCTTCAACTGCTCTAGCGGTTGTAACACTTTCTGTTAATCTTATAAGTGCTGTTTCATTAGTTGTATTTGTTTCTGATACTGCTGAAACTCTGTAATATTTGTCTGCATTTCCAGCAAATACTACATTTGAACCTACTGTAATAGCAGATGCGGAACTTAATGCTGAACCATCAACTGCAATAAGTGGACCAATTTGTCCTGTTTGAGCAGCTGAACTATCTCCGTGACCAGCGTCTAGTGTTAATTGATAAGTTGAACTATCGTCTTTTGTAACTGTACAAGTTTCACCTTGTGTAAAGTTACCTGTAATGCCTTCAATGTGTAAGTAATCTAATGAAATGTTAACTCTGATAATAGTAGCAGTTGCACCTGAAGTATCACCTACGATAGCCGCAGCTGTTGGTGTACCTGAAGTTGTAACTGTATCTGCAACATCACTTTCTGTAGCAGCACCAATAAATCCGGCAGTTGCATATTTAAGCATTTTACCACGAGCTGCAACTGCAACTGCTGTTTCTGCGGCTAATGTTCCGTCTGCAACAGCACCTTGTTCACCATAACCAGATGAACAGTTTAGACCTCTAATGAAGCCTCCTGATTGCGCTTGGAATGAAATTGCATTGTAGTAAGTAAAGACTGAAACCATCTCACCACGACCACCACCTAATGCATGAACACCTTTACCATCTGAGTTAATTTGTGTAAAGTCGTTTGCAAGAATTGATTTGTTACCTGCACTATGTAATAGTCCATCAATTTGAACACCTGTTGCATTTGCATTAACAGACGAACAGTTTTGAATATAAGGCGAAGCAGTTGTAATTGAACCACTAGGGTCTAATGAAACAACGGCAGCTTTACCAGTTGCACCAGCACCTGGTGTTCCTGTTAAACCTTTCATTGACATTTGTACAAGGTTTGTTTGATTGTTCATTAAGAACATATTAGAAGCGTCATTATTTTCTAATGAAGCAACTGTAACTGTCAAGTTAGAAGCGCTACCAATATTACCACCATCAATGGTAATTGTATCACCTACAACGAAACCTGAACCGCCGTTATATATTGTTACTGTAGGTGTTGATGAACCATCTGTTACAACATTTGCAACAAAAGTACCAGCTCTTGCTGTTGATGAAGATGTTGAAGTGCCGTGAACATAATTGTAAGTACCAGGAGTACCGCCTGTACCACCTGTAATTGTATTAATAGTTTTAACTTGATGACCTGTACCTGTGTTAGGTCTAATTTCTGTTCCTCTTAAGCTCTCACCTTGTACTGTAACGCCAGCAGGAACTCTAATCGGTAAAGTTTCTCTATATACACCGTTCTTAACATAAACAACATCACCAATTGAAGCAGAAACTACTGTGAATGTAATTGATGAAGCGCCACCTAATTGTGAACCTGCGTCTGTAAATGTGATAACATCACCAGCTGCATGGCCAGTACCACCATTTGTGATTGTAATTGATGGTGTAGATGAACCATCTAAAATTACTCTAGCTGTTACGCCTGTACCTGAACCATCTGTACTTGTTTGTGTAATATCGTAAGTTGCTGGAGTACCACCTGTACCACCTGTAATTGTATTAAAGTCAACAACATCTCCTGAAGTTGCTTGTTGTAATGCGTAATAAACTGTTTTGAAAGGTAAGTATTGTGAACCTGGATTACTATCTGAACCTGAGTTTGCAACATAGTAAACATTTTTACCTTCGGCGTTTGACCAAATAGGGTCTGTGCCGTCTGTAGTTAACACTGAACCAACAACACCAATTGGTAATCTAGCACCTTGTGTTGCATCTTGTACAATTATATCACCTCTTGTTGATAATACTGCGCCAGTATCACCTTGTGCCATCAATTGCCAAGCAGTTGCGTCTGTACCTGGAGTAACATTTATTTGTCTATCTTTCAACATTACATAGGTTGAAGAAACATATCTTACAACATCACCAATGTTATATGTAGTAGCTGCTTGATAAGAAGCTGCTTGATAATCAAAACCTTTGACTAATAAATCCCACTTAGAAGTTTTTGTGCTACCATCTATATTCGCTGGATATTGACCGACATGGTTGGTATTTGCTACATAAACATAACCACCATATTGTACAACATCACCAGTTTTATAGGATGTTCCGTGTGAATATGTGCCAGAGTTATTATATCCAGTTGTGATTACATCCCAATAACTGTCATCTGTAGGAGTATTGCCTGAACTTGGTGTTGCATTTACATAAACATAAGTGTAACCACCATAAGTGACAACATCACCGTCTTGGTATGTTGTTCCAGCATTATAAGTATCTTCCCATTGTAAACCTTCAGCGTAAACTTCCCAATTTGAACCAATAGCAAAATCTGAGGCAGATGTGTGTTGTAGTTTACATCTATATTGATATGCACCGTATTTTACTAAATCATTTAATTTGTAAAAAGTTGAACCAGCCCAATCACCTTTAAAGAAAAGTCCCTCTGTATGTAATCCGTATTTTCCGGCTGTTAAATCTGTGTAAAAATCAGCAGTTGCGGCTTGAGATGTATGATTAGTTAAAACAACATATGTGTTGGCACCATATTTTACGATATCGTCTACCAAATAAGCTGTAGAGGTAGCCCAATCGCCACGCCATTTAAATTTAATTCTACCTAGTTTAAAATCTGCCATGTTTAACCTTTATTTACTAATACTATTTATACAAGTTTAAACAGCGTCTTGATAACTTGTTGAAGCAACAGAATATGTAGAACCCTCTGCTGTTGTGAAGTCATCACTTGTTGCTGTTTGACCGTAACTTCTATTTTCTCTTTTTATTAAATAACCATCAGCATCTATGAAATATGTTGCGTCACCTTCTTCAAATATATACTGCCAATATTTATCAGTTGTATTTTGTTTATTTATTTTATCTATTCTACCTACTGCAATTTGAGCGCCATTAGCTGGTGCAATTTCAAATGTAATAGTAGGTGATGAGTAAGTAAAATCAGTCTTTTCTTCTAATAAAATATTATTTACATATACTCTAATTCTATCTGCGTCTATAACTGGTATTGTAATATCAAATGTGGTATCCGAACCATCACCTGCAAAGTATTGAACATCAATTAATCCTTCTTTGAAATCTACAAATGCACCAGATGTTGGTAGTTGTTCAGTATTACTAGGAATACCATTTGATAAGTCAACAGTATCAGTATTATCTTTATCTATTTTTGCATAATATAATAATCCCTCAGTTGTTCTTCTAAGACCGTGAAAACTCTCTTTAGTTTGATTGCCTTCTGGTACAACTAATCCTACTACAGCCATTAACTAATCTCCAATATACTTATAAATGCTTCTGCATCAACAGACGAACTGTCTGGATTAGGGTCTGCATAAATTCTAATTTTATCATTGTTTTCTAAATTGATAGGTTTGTCCATAATTAATGTGTTGTTAGCAGAAACATTTAAACTTCTACCTACATGATAAAAAGTAGAACCGCCGTCTGTAGTAACTTTAACATTAATTTTAGCTGCGTTTGTAGCACTCAAATTTGAAACATAAACTGCATGAATAACGGCAGTCACACCTGAACCTGTGGCTGTGTAGATATCTCCAGTGGAATCATCTAAAACTCCAACATCCAATCCTGCGTTTTTAAATGTACTTGCCATTTATTATCCTCCAAAGACAATGCTAAATGCTAAATTGTCGCCTTCTGTTGCTAATGTTCCAGATTGATTTGGTAAAGACACTATTCTATCAGCCGTTGGCTCTTGAACTGTTAAAGTTGTTTCAAATGCATTTGCTAATGCCCCCTCAAAAATAATATCTGCACCATCTAAAGTAATGTCATTATTAGTTGTTGCACCTGAAGTGGTAACTGCTTGTAGAGTTACGGCACCTGCACCACCAATTTCTTTAACAACACCACCGGTAGTTTTTGTG